GTGGTACTTCCCATGTATAAACATCAAAGTATTCTATTAAGCTAACTGCAACTAAACCATTAGACTGTAATTCTAGTGCTTCAACCCTACAAACTTTTCCTGAAAATCCTAATGGCGTATAAGTCAGGCTAACAATATCACCAACATTAAGTTTATACATCTCAGGAGTACCTAAGAACTGCATAGTGGTTTGGTTTCTACTTCTAGTAAGAATTGCCTTACCCATGTTGTAAGCAATATAAGGATCAGTTACATAAGGAAATTCAGCTTTAATTTCAAGTATTTCACCATCATCTGAATAATATTCAGGAGATGCATCATGTAATACTGTTGCTGTATCTAATTCGTATTTTTTATTAGCGTTAAAATATTCAACAATAACTTTATTTGCTTTTTTATCTTTATTGCCATAATCAACTGATATACCTGAATCAGATATAATATGGTCGTCTGTAATGCTAAATGTAGATGATCCTGTATCTTCTATTGATAATTCATATTTACCATCAATATAAAGAAAAATACCACGCATATTTGCCAGCAATTCTTTTGCATTTTCCATAACAGTTTTATTGCCATCAACATAACCATTACAATGAAATCTTCTAACTTTTGCTAAAGCAGAACCATCTGTTTGATTGGAGTATGTGCTAGTCAAAGTATCGTTAAAATAAATCAATAATCTAACACCCTGATTAGGGTAATGCGTCCTTTCAACAGCAGTAATTTGTACCTCAGTACCATCTAAAACCAAAGTGCTATCAGAAGCAGTTAAATAAAATGCTTCACCTACTTTGTTTTGCCACCAACGCAATCCACCTGCACCTGAAGGATCAACTACAATAAAGTTATCACCTGATGTACCACTCCAAACAAATGTTTTAGCTACGCCATTGTAATAAGGCTGATTCACCAAAGCATCTGCTTTATTAGCAGCAGCAGTAAATGTTGATAAATTAAGTTGTGATGATGCTAAACCCTTACCAAATTGGTCATTGAGAATAAAATCTTGAAATATAATTGCTGGGTTATCTGAATAACCATAAGTAGAAACATCTGCTATTCTTTGGCTACCACTTCCACCATTTGTACTATCTTGTCTTTGGTCATATACCTTTTTACCTCTAACTTGAACTGTAATTTGCGGAACACCTGAAAATTGTCCTTTACTATCATAGATAAAAGAAGCTGCAATATAAGCTACCCCATTTAATTGATGTGCTGTAGTCCAGCTACTTCCAATAGATGCTCTAAGCATAGGATCTGCTGATTGAGATGCTTCACCATGATGGGCATTAAATACATATCTATAACCACCTAATGCTGGGTTAGTACCAAAAGTACCACCAGCTAAATCTACTGAACCTGAGGTTTGGTTTGCTGTACATAAAGAACCTGAACCTGAACTAATTTTATCCGAACCTAAATAACCACCATTTCTAAATTGATTGGGATCAGTTAAAGGGTTTCCGTCTATTTCTAATGTTCTTAAAAGAATTTCATCAACCTCACCAACACTTAATGCATAGACAACAAACAAGTTTTGTGAAGAATTATTGGCTGTATCCATGTAAACAATCTGAGCACCAACCCTTCTTGTTCCATAGATAATTGGTAACTTGCCACCAGCAGCAACTTTGTTAGCCATAATGTCTTGCCCTTTTGCAAGCATATTTCGTTGTTGTAAAAAACCCTTTACACCTGTTATTGCTGTTACTGCTGTAAATACATAATTTATTTTTTGTAAAATAGATGCCTTGCCCCATGCTTCTCCAACAGCAGCAAAAAATTGTACTATTTTATCCCAAACCATTATGAACCCCACCTAACATCTGATTTAACTTGTGTAGCAAATTCAAAACCTCTATCACCTGTACTAAATGCTTGTTGCGATTCGTCTGAATAATGCCTGCCTTTTGTTAGATTCCAGTTTGCCCAGTGTGAAGCAACTGTCATACTAAGAACAGATTGGTTGATGTCTTCTGATATGGTTACATTTCTTATTTGACCTGTAAAATAATTTATAGCACCAACAATAATTTCATTTACATCAAAGTAAGCTATGTATATGTCTACTGTTTTATCAGTAAATGCACCATCTTGAACCAACGATCTAACTTGATCTGTAATATTAGAAAAACCTAAATCAATTTCATCTACTTGTAATTGACCTGTCTCTGTTGTTGAGCCAACAGTTAAAAAAGAACCACCAGCTTGGTAAGTATTAGAATCATAAGTTACATCAGAATACCAATCAGTTAATCTAATCGTTGACGATAAATTAAGCTCAACTAGAAAAGCTGTTTTAGTTGTTTGTGATGATACTTGGGTTTGTAAAGCAGTAGATAAACTTCTAGGCATTAGGTTATAACCTCTCTAACATCAAATGAAATGCTATAAAAACCACTAGCATCTGTTGAATACATAATCTCGTTATTTTCAAGATAGACTTTAAATCTAGGTTTGTTTACAACTACTGCTTCATTATTTGCTAGAGATGTTACAAGATTTGGGGATATCATTAATTGCAAAGAACCATCGGCGTTAGAATCTATGTTGTTTTGCACCATATAAACTTTGCTATGACCGTTAAACCTTACTAGATCACCTGCTTTTAATGCATTAGCTTGACTTGCTGCGAAACCATCTAAATCAATAGATGCATCTCCTGCAACATGAGAACCCACTACTTGTATGTCTGATTCTGCTTTACCAGCACCTAAATTATCTAGTGGTGCGCCTATAGTAAAGTCTCCTGATGATCCTTTTTGTTTTTGTAAAAATGCAAATATTTCTTGAGCCTTATCTTGTTGTAAGGGTGGCATTTGCACTGTAAAAGAAAAATATTGACTACCTATTTGCCTGACTTGCCTTCTTCCTGACAAGGATTGATTTAATAAAGTAGGTCTATTATCTTTAAAATTTAAACTTCTAAAATTTGGGTTGGTTGTGAAATCAGCTACGTCAGCCATTAGACTACTCCCATTTTGCCTTGATTATTCATGGCATTGTTTATGATTGATGTTATCAATCCTTTTCTTGATGCTAGTAACTGGTCAAATCCAGCAGCATCTACTGTTGATATATTAAAGTTGACTGTAGGAGCTGATTGCATACCTTGTCCTTTGGTGTGGTCAATAACAGTTTCATTAGGATGTAGTATTGCTGGAAATCCACCCTTGCCATCTACACCACCTGCTCTTGCACCCATACCTGTATAGCCACCACCTGAAAAGCTATCAAACAAAGTATCATTATCTGTTAATTTGTTGTACTCCATTACGCCTTTTATATCTTTAAAACTTTGACCCATAGAACCAAACATTCTGTCTATAATTAATTTTTGTACAGCTATTCTTATTAACTCCCTTACCACAGAAGTTGCATAATCTTTAAATGATGCCTTTCCTTTTTCTAGGAAATCCATAGTTAATTGAGTAACACCATCATAAGATTTTTTAAACACACCCTGCATTTCTTCTTGCATGGTTTTAATGTTAGTAAAGAAATCTTTGTAGCCTTTTTCAGCATCCATTAAGAATTGTTCTAGTGCTGTTAATTGTGTAAATCCAGTACCCTGCTCTCCTTGTTGATCTTCAGGTTTTCCAAATATAAAATCCATAAGGCTAGGTACTTCATAGTCTGTATCTCCCACAACTCTATCTCTAATTCTTTTTCTTGCTTCTGCTATTTTTTCAACAGACTCATTAATATCTCCTCCTATAGCATCAGTATCTATAAGTTTAATTTTATCAATACCAAGCCTTTCAGCTACTTTTGGCATTTTATCTATAGCACTATTAAACAATCCTAATATTAAATTAAGACCTTTTGCTAAAGATTTTATTACAGCAAAACCAGTTAATTCTTTTATTCCTTGCTTCAATGTTTCAAAAGCAATTAAACCCTTATCAATAAAATTAGGAATTGTTACATCAAATACTTCTCTAAAATCATTATATATTTCTTGTCTAAAAACATAGGCTGCCATTATTAACGTACTAAATGCAGTTAATAATAAACCAAAAGGATTTGCTATTATTGCCTTACTCATAGCTTTTATAGCCAAAGTAACCCCACCTATAGCGGGTATTAACAAAGCATCTAAGTTTTGTGCAACAAAATTAATTCCACTAGCTAGTTTTGAAAATCCTTGAGTAGATTCCTGTATATCACCAATCATAAATTGAAAATTATTTCTGAGAGCAACACCTGCTTGTCCCAATGTCATAGGCATTACTTTTTCAGCAGTTAAACCACCAGCATGACCAAACTCTCTAAGCTCACCAACTGTCATGTTAAGACCATCGGCTAACATCTTAGTAAGAATTGTGTTGTTTTCCATTACTGATCTAAGCTCATCACCCCTTAAAGCACCTGAAGCTAAACCCTGTGCTAACTGTCTTGCAGAGTTATTTGCCTCTTGAGCATGGGAACCAGCAATAATAAAAGTATTTGCTACCATTTGTGTAGCATCAGCAACATCTTTTTGAGTTGCTCCTAAATGCTCTGTAGCTAAAGAAAGTCTTGTAAATAACATAGCAACAGCATCAAAATCAGACCTTGAATCTAATGCTATTCTCTTCATATGATTCATAGCAGCAGCAGTTTCTTCAGCACTTCCAGTAAATGCATCCATTCTGTTTTTAACGCCAATCATTACGTTGGCAGCTTCTACTAATTCTCTTACAGAAAAAGCAGCAGCTAATGTTTGTCCTAATTGACTTACAACATTATTTACACCACCAATATCTTTTTTGAATCTATTTAAGGCAGCAGCAGACTTATTACTAGCTAATAATTCAATTCTAAATGCTTGTTTACCTAGAGCTGCCATTCTTTTCTTCCTTTATTTCAAGATAAGCTAACCATCCTTGAAACTCCTCAACTGTCATTTGCTCAATTTCAGCTAAAGTTTTGTTTAGTTTTTCAGCTAGTGCATATTTTATGTATAGCTGCTTATCTTCTGTTACTTTTTTTTAACTTCTTCCTGCGAAACATTGTTCATCATTTCGCTTGATACTCTAATTAATACATCTCTATCAACCCTCTCCAATAAGGTTTTCTTATCAGCGATAGTAAATAACTTTTCTCCAGCTTCATCTAATGCTTTATAAATTAAAACATAAGCTAAAAGCTGTACGTCATCATCTTGAGCTAGTTTCATAAATTTAGAAGTCTCTGAAAGAGTTATTGGTTTACAATAAATCTTTAACGGATTATGTTCATCATCACCCCATTCAGCGACTTCTATAATTTTAGTTTCTAAGCTATCAAAATGCTTCTTTGCGTTATCTATAACTGACATAGTTCTATGCTGTTGCTAGTGTCAAAGCACCTGTTCCTTGAACAGAAATACTAGCTTCAACCAAACCATCAAATGATGCACTTCTTGTAACACCTGTAACAATAGCTGTACCTGTATAGTATTTTGCAGAACTAGCTGTACCTTCTGGATAGAATTTAATTACTACGCTTGTACCAACAGTTAAAGCTATTTGAGCAGTATCTACTTCATCCCAATAAACATCTAAACTTCCTGAGAAGGATGTTAATGATGCTAAATGTGTTCTAGCGGTATCACCCATAGATGTCGTTTCAAGAGTATCAGCAGTCTCTTCAACAGAATAAGACCTAATTTCAGCTACAGCATCAGTTCCAACGTGGACTGTACCTTCACTTCCTTTATGTATCGCCATTTTCTTTTACCTCGTTTTTAGTTTTTTTTGAAGAAGATTTAATTGTTTGGGCTGCTTCTTCTTTCCAACCCATATTCAAATATGACTCAACCTTTGA